ATCCTGTTCAGTATCCCACTCATCCTAGCGTTTATCCCCGGAATGGAAGAGGTAGTTGCAAATGGTTTCGCACAACTCCAAGCTATGCCAGAATGGTATCAATATTCTCTGGGGGTTATCGTTGCTGCCTCATTTGGCGTTCGTTCAGCTACTAAGTTCTTTGGAAAGAAATAGGCGTGGCAGAACTTACTATGGAAAGAATGCTGAAGTGGAAGATACTCCCCCGTTTGATGATGTTGGGAATGTCGATTTCAGCATGGCGCGTAGTGGAATGGTTCATGGCACTACCAGACCCAACGAGCCAACAGGCTGCACTTGTGAGTGTTGTAACCGGCGCAATGACCGGGGCATTCGCAGTATGGATGGGACATGAGAAATGAAATATCGTAAAGAACATCTGCTACAGGAACTGGTAAAGCACGAAGGCTTGCGCCTTCAGGTATATCAGGATACTCTTGGCATTGACACTATTGGTATTGGTAGAAACCTAAAAGACCGTGGCATCTCGAAAGAAGAGTTGGACGAACTGGACATTCCAACTATAGACCATGTTTACGAATATGGTATTACAGAAGCAGATGCCATGCTCTTAGCAGAGAATGACGTACAGATTGTCGAAGAAGAACTCCTCCGTGCGCATCCTTGCGTAGAGGATTTGGACGCTGTACGTCAGCTTGTACTTGTGGATATGGCATTTAATATGGGCGTACCTCGCCTGTGTAAGTTCAAGAAAATGTGGAACGCCGTCCACGAAAATAAATTTGACGTAGCATCAAAAGAAATGCTTGACAGCAGGTGGGCAAATCAGGTAAAATCACGTAGTGTAAAACTTGCTAATGCAATGCACAATGGAGCATTCTGATGTGGCCCTATAATGAGGAAGAGTGGAAATGGCTAGACAGCTAACAGGAAAACAGCAAGCATTCTTGAATGTGCTTTTTGATGAGGCCGGTGGTAACATGGTTACGGCTAAAAAACTGGCTGGATACTCTGACACTACAACTACCACAGAGATTGTCAAAGGTCTGAAGGAAGAAATCCTTGAGGCCACACAGATGTATATGGCGCAGAATGCACCGAAGGCTGCAATGGCTATGACAGGCGCACTGTATGACCCGACTGAACTTGGCATCCGTGATAAGATGTCCGCTGCCAAAGAACTGCTTGACCGTGTGGGTCTGGTAAAGACTGAGAAGATGCAAGTGGAAGCAAGCGGTGGAGTTATGCTTATGCCACCCAAAGCACCTGTAGAGGACGATGAGTAGAAGCGTAGGCAAGTGGAAGCTGCCACAGCCAACAGACATTAAAGAAGAAAACGAATGGGTGCCTATCCCGCGTATTGCGAGGACGGTACCCTTTGGATATAAACAGCGTGAAGAAGACCCCGACATTCTTGACCCTATACCAGTAGAACTGGATTTGCTAGAGAAAGCACGTAAGTACGTCAATCAATACTCCTACCGCGAGGTAGCAAACTGGCTGACAGCAAACAGCGGCAGATACATCTCGCATGTAGGACTAAGGAAACGGCTAGACAATGAACGACAGCGTAAGAACCAAGCTGCAAGCCTCCGCAGGTGGGCAGAATATGCGGAAACGGCAATCGCCAAAGCGAAGGCAATCGAAGAAGAAAGAACCGGAGCAAAAACCGCAGCAGCCGCAGATTGAAGCAGTTTCACATGAAACCTCTAGTATTGAGGAACATGCGAATGTACTCTTCAAGCCTAATCCGGGGCCACAGACAGAATTTCTAGCCGCTAGTGAACGTGAGGTTCTGTATGGCGGTTCAGCAGGTGGAGGTAAGTCTTACGCCATGCTAGCAGACCCGCTACGTTACATGGGTCATTCTCAATTCAGTGGATTGCTTCTGCGACACACAACTGAAGAACTAAGGGAACTTATCTTCAAGTCACAGGAACTATATCCAAAAATCTGGCCCGGTATTAAGTGGTCAGAACGGAAGATGCAGTGGACTGCGCCATCTGGCGCGAGATTGTGGATGTCCTACCTTGACAGGGATGAGGATGTCTTGCGTTATCAGGGTCTAGCTTTTAGCTGGATAGGCTTTGACGAGTTGACACAATGGGCCACACCATATGCATGGAACTACATGCGATCTCGTCTACGGTCTACTGCACCTGATTTGCCCATCTTTATGAGGGCTACAACTAACCCCGGTGGTAGGGGTCATCAGTGGGTCAAGAAAATGTTCATCGACCCTGCGCCATACAATAGGTCATTCGATGCGACAGATTCAGAAACCGGAGAAGTTCTTCGATACCCCTATGGCCATAGCAAGGCAGGAAAACCTCTATTTAAGAGACGCTTTATCCCGGCAAGACTTTCTGATAACCCGTACCTATCAGAAGCGGGAGACTACGAGGCCATGCTCCTCTCGCTTCCTGAACAGCAAAGGCGTCAGCTTCTTGAAGGCGATTGGGACATCAAAGAAGGTGCAGCATTTACTGAGTTTGATAGGCGTGTGCATGTTGTGGAGCCTTTCCATATCCCTTCTAACTGGGTCAAGTTTCGTGCATGTGACTATGGTTACGGCAGTTATACTGGTGTTCTTTGGTTTGCTGTTGCGCCTGATGAACAGCTTATCGTCTATAGAGAACTATACGTCAGTAAAGTCTTGGCCGCAGACTTGGCCGAAATGATTTTGGATTTGGAAGCTGAAGATGGGAACATTAAGTATGGTGTTTTGGATAGCAGTCTTTGGCACAGGCGTGGCGATACTGGCCCTTCTCTTGCGGAGCAAATGATTGCAAAGGGTTGCCGGTGGCGTCCATCAGACCGCAGTAGAGGTAGCCGGGTGGCTGGCAAGAACGAAATACATAGGCGTCTACAGATTGACGAATTTACAGAGGAACCAAGAATTGTATTCTTTGATAGCTGCACAAATACAATATCACAGCTACCGTCCATCCCCTTGGATAAAAAGAATCCAGAGGACGTGGACACGAAATCTGAAGACCACCTTTACGACGCGCTACGGTATGGGATTATGTCCCGACCCCGGTTCTCTATTTTCGACTACGACCCGCATGGCAGACCGTCCGGCGGGATGCAAGTAGCAGACTCTACCTTCGGATACTAAGGAAAAACTATGGCAGACGAAGAACTTATGATTGAAGACGACGCTATTGCGTTGGAAGACACAGATGATACTGCGGTAGAGGATGCCGACGTATCCAAAATCATTCCATTTATTATGGAAAGGTTTCAGCGTTCTGAAGATTATCGTTATCAAGATGAGGAACGCTGGCTTCGATCCTATCGCAATTATCGTGGACTTTACGGCCCGGATGTACAATTTACGGAGTCGGAGAAGTCCCGTGTCTTTATCAAGGTAACAAAAACAAAAACGCTGGCAGCTTACGGTCAGATCGTGGACGTGCTGTTTGCCAATCATCGTTTCCCACTTTCCATCGAACCGACAGAACTGCCAGAAGGCGTTGTAGCTGACGTACACTTTGACCCTAAAGAACCAGAGCAGCTTCGCAGTGAAACTGCCCTCACAAGCCCGTACGGCTTCGCTGGCGACGGTCAAGACCTTCCGCCGGGTGCTACTGCCCAATCGCTGCTAGACAAGCTGGGAGGCATGTCTAACAAGCTAGAACCTATTGAGGACAAACTCAAGGAAGGGCCGGGTCTCACTCCTTCTGCTGTTACCTTTAGTCCTGCAATGATTGCAGCTAAGAAGATGCAGAAGAAAATTCACGACCAGCTTGAGGAGTCCGGTGCTACGAAGCATTTGCGTAACTCCGCATTTGAGATGGCATTGTTTGGTACTGGTGTTATGAAGGGGCCGTTTGCCTCTGACAAAGAGTATCCGAATTGGAACGAGGATGGTGATTACGATCCGGTATTCAAGACTGTCCCGCAGGTTGAGCATGTATCCGTTTGGAACTTCTACCCAGACCCGGACGCGAACAACATGGACGAGGCGCAGTACGTAATTGAACGTCACAAGATGTCGCGTTCACAACTGCGCAATCTGAAAAAGCGTCCGTACTTCCGTAGTCAAGTTATTGACGAAGCCATCCGCATGGGTGAGAACTACACGAAGAAGTATTGGGAAGACGACCTCTCTGACTACGCACCGGAACACGGCATCGAAAGATTTGAAGTGCTTGAGTATTGGGGCATGGTCGATACTGACATGCTGGAAGAGCAGGGCGTAGACATCCCGAAGGAACTGCAGGACTTTGACGAACTGCAAGCTAACGTGTGGGTATGTAATAATCAACTGCTTCGCATGGTGCTGAACCCGTTCAAGCCAGCCAAAATTCCGTATCATGCTGCGCCGTACGAACTGAACCCCTACAGTTTCTTTGGCGTAGGCATTGCAGAAAACATGGACGACACGCAGACGCTGATGAACGGCTTCATGCGTATGGCTGTAGACAACGCTGTGCTATCGGGCAATTTGATTGTAGAAGTAGACGAGACCAATCTGGTGCCGGGACAAGACCTATCACTGTATCCGGGCAAAGTATTCCGCCGTCAGGGTGGCGCACCGGGTCAGGCTATCTTCGGCACAAAGTTCCCGAATGTGTCTTCTGAGAACATGATGCTCTTTGACAAGGCACGTGTACTGGCAGATGAAAGCACAGGCTTCCCATCCTTTGCGCATGGGCAGACAGGCGTACAAGGTGTGGGCCGTACAGCATCCGGTATTTCCATGTTGATGGGTGCTGCTGCCGGTGGCACAAAAACAGTTATCAAAAACGTAGACGACTATCTGCTGCGTCCGTTGGGCGAAGGTTTCTTCCGCTTCAACATGCAGTTTGACTTTGACCCAGATATCAAGGGTGACTTAGAAGTCAAAGCACGTGGCACAGAAAGTCTCATGGCTAATGAGGTGCGTAGCCAACGCCTCATGCAGTTCTTGCAAGTTGCAAGCAATCCAGCATTGGCTCCCTTTGCTAAGTTCCAGTACATCATTCGTGAGATTGCGAAGTCGATGGACTTAGACCCCGACAAAGTAACCAACAATATGGACGAAGCCGCCCTGCAAGCGGAAATTATGAAAGGCTTCCAATCGCCAATGGATCAGCCGCTGGGTACACCAGCACCGGCTGGTGCAGACGCTATGGATACCTCTGGTGCAGGTGGCGGTAACATCGGTGTAGGACAAGCACCGGTACCGGGTGAACAAGGATTTAGTGCAAATGGACAAACAAATATTGAGCAAACTCAAGCCGTGGGTGGGCAACAACCGCCAATGGCAGGGGTTCAGTGATTACATTGATGCTGTAATTGAAATGCAGCAGAAGGCACTGGAACAAGCTGATGATAATGTAATGATGTACAGGTCGCAAGGTGCGATTGCAGCATTACGCAAACTTAAAACATTGAGGGATGAAATCAATGGCTCTTGAAAAGCAGATGGATATGTTTGAAGAAGGTGGTCTTATGGACGAGGGTGGCACAGTAGACCCGGTGTCTGGCAACGACGTGCCGCCCGGTTCTACCCAAGAAGAAGTGCGTGATGACATTCCTGCACAGCTTAGTGAGGGCGAGTTTGTATTTCCCGCAGATGTAGTTAGATATATTGGTCTGGGCAACTTGATGCGTATGCGCCAAGAAGCAAAGATGGGCCTTCGTCTTATGGAAGAGATGGGTCAAATGGGCAACAGCGATGAAGCCACTATTCCAGATGACATTCCATTTGACATAAATGACCTTGACACAGAAGATGAACCAGAGTATAATGTAGGTGGCTTTGTTCCTGCACCACAACAGCAGCAACAGTTTGGAATTGCTGGATACACTCCTGCGGCGGCTCCTACTACTGGATTTGTTGCGGGTCAGCCTGTTCAGGCAGCGTCTCAACAATTTATGCAGCCACCTGCTCCTGTAGCACAGGCACCTACGCCGACTATGCAGCCATATGACGTACCGCAGTTTAGTGAGTTTGTAGGTGGTGGCTTCGGTGAATATGACGAGTTGCGTGAGTATCGCAACGAAGCTGGTCAGGTAATGATGATTCCGTTCAAGGATGGCAACCCTATTAGCCCCATTCCTGAAGGCTACACATTCTATGATCCAGAGGAGACTGCTACAGAAGAGGTGACTACAACGCCCACCACGCCGCAGACTACGCAGGTTCGTGAGGATGATCCATCCGACGATAAAGACCCCGGCTTCAGCACAACTGACGTAACTGGCATTGGCTATGACCGCAGCAAGTTGACTGATGACTTGCGTGATGTAGTTAAGGAGTTTGGTGCTGGATTTGGCACATTTGGCGAAACCTTTAGTATGTCTGGCGCAGTCATGGACGCATTTAGCAAAGACCCACGTGTTAAAGATAGCAGTCTGACTAGCGCAGCCCTTGGCGGTGTTTTTGATGCCTTTCGTGGGGGCAATGTAACATTCTCTGATCCAAATCGTATGGGGAGTAAAACTGGTCGGTATGACGACAATACCCCATTGCATGAAATGTCATTTACGAGGCAAAACGAAATTGCTAGAGTTGCTAGATCAGTCGTAGGCGATCTTCGTGATGTGTTTGTTGATGCAGACGGTAAAGCAAAAAAAGTATCAGAAGTTGATAAAGGTCTGGCTACTTTAGCATCTCAATTTGATATTGACCTTACCGTTAAAGGTACCAATCTAAATAAATCAAGAACAACAATAGCGCGTGAAATTGCTGAAGCAAAAGCGGCAGCAGAAAAAGCACGTATAGAGGAAGCAAAAGCCACAGCTAGGGCTTTGGCAGAAGCAAAAGCAAAAGAAGCCGCTGCTGCACAAAGAGAAAAAGAGCAGCGTGAGGCAGAACAACGTGCGCAGGAAGCACAGCAAAGATTTCTTGATTCGTTATCACAGGATAGCGGCGATGACAATAACAGCGGCGGCGGCACTAGCTATTCACTTAGTGAGTCTCAGTTGGATGATTATGCCGCTTCCTATGAAGGTGTTACAGACTTTGGTTTTGCTGAAGGCGGACTAGCCGGTAAGAAAAAACCCAAGGCCAAAAAGATGAAGCGAGGTGGACTAGCTTCTAAAAAATAGTCCCGCATATGTTGGCTACCTAATCCCCCACCCCGGCGTGGCTACGGTTGGCCCCAACTTGGAGAAAAACAAAATGGCAGAAGCCGAAATCATGGCTGAAGAAATGCAGTCACCTAAAAAAGTTGCGTTTGCAAATCGTAAATACACCAACGAAGAAAAACGCAAAATGGAAGAAGAAGAACTTGAACAAATGCTCAAAGAGCAACGCGGTGAAGTAGAAGAAGAAGAGCAAGCTGCGGAACCAGAAGAAGAGCCTACAACTGCTGAAGAGAAGACGTTCAAGAAGCGTTACTCTGATCTTCGTAGGCACCAGCAAAAGCAAGCAGAAGAGTTTAAGACAGAACTTGCAGAACTAAAGCGGCAACTAGCAGACGCCACCAAACAAGAAATGAAGCTGCCCAAGACCGACGAGGACATTGAGCAGTGGGCAAAAGACTACCCAGACGTAGCTGCTATTGTCGAAACAATTGCAATGAAAAAAGCAAGTGAGCAATCTAGCGCACTTGAAGAACGCATCAAAGCAATTGATGAAATGCAAATGTCTGCAACCAAAGAAAAAGCAGAAGCAGAACTGATGCGACTGCATCCAGACTTTGACGACATCCGTGACAGCGACAGCTTCCACGAATGGGCAGAAGAGCAACCTAAGTGGGTGCAGGATGCGCTGTACGAAAACGACAACGACGCACGTTCTGCTGCTAGGGCGATTGACCTCTACAAAGCTGATATGGGTATTGGCAAGAAAAAGGAAAAGCCCGACAAAGAAGCAGCGAAGACTGTTTCCACAAAAAATAGTCGTAGTAAGCCGCAAGAAGACGAGGCCACTACGTACTTGAAAGAATCGGAAGTACAACGCATGTCTCCAAAAGAATATGAGAAGCGTTCCGACGAAATCATGGAAGCTATCCGTTCTGGAAAGTTTATCTATGACATCTCTGGTTCAGCCAGATAAAAAAGTATTGACAAACAGTTATCTTTGTGTATAACTATAGTCATCAAAGGTGTAAGTGGGTTCGCTACCTGCTTGCACCAAAACCGCAAACACCTCAGTCTTCGGATTACCTGACGAGTTTGGCCCGTTAAATATTCGGTCGGCCAACTGAATATAAGACGCACCCATACGATTCAGCCTCTGATTAGTCTGGTGAGTTTGCATCTGTAAAATGCTAATAGGAGAAAGTAACATGGCATTCGCATCCGCTGCGGGTTATGGTAATCTTCCTAACGGTAATTTTTCGCCCGTAATTTACAGCAAACAGGTGCAACTTGCTTTCCGCAAGGCCGCTGTTTGTGAAGCAATTACCAATAACGACTACTTTGGTGAGATTGCTCAAATGGGTGATTCCGTTCGGATCATTAAAGAACCCGAAATCACTGTTAAGGCTTACGAACGTGGTACAACCATTACCCCGCAAGACCTTGACGACGAAGACTTCAACCTGACCATCGACAAAGCTAACTACTTTGCGTTCAAGGTTGATGACATTGAAGAGGCACATTCGCACGTTAACTTCCAGAGCCTCGCCTCTGACCGTGCGGCTTACCGCCTTGCCGACCAGTTTGACCAAGACGTTCTTGGCTACCTGTCGGGCTTTAAGCAGTCTGCTCTGCACTCCAATGCAGACACCGCTAACGACGTTGTAAACGGCTCCAAGGCTGTTACCACCGCCGGTTCGGACGAACTGCTTGCAAGCATGAAGCTGGATGGCAGCGACTTTAACGCCGGTACTGGCGGTCAGTCGATTGCTCTCACCCCTCGTGTGGGTGGCGCAACTGCTGCTCCGACTACTGCTGGTGAAGCTAACCCGCTTTCGCTTATTGCTCGTATGGGCCGTAAGCTAGACCAGCAAAATGTTGACACCACTGGACGTTGGCTTGTCATCGACCCTGTTTTTGCAGAACTGCTGAAAGACGAAGACTCTCGTCTGTTCAACGCCGACTTCGGTGGATCAGGTCTGCAGAACGGTCAGATGGCTGGAAGCATTCATGGTTTCACCATCTACGTCTCCAACAACCTGCCGTCTGTTGGTTCTGGCCCAGCTACTGAAGCTGCGTCAAACGCAACCAACTACGGTGTGATTGTTGCTGGTCACTCTTCTGCTGTTGCAACTGCAGAGCAGATTAACAAGACCGAAACCTACCGCGACCCTGACAGCTTTGCTGACATTGTACGTGGTATGCACCTGTATGGCCGCAAGATTCTTCGTCCTGAAGCACTTGTTAACGCCATCTACAACGTACGCTAAGGGAGATTGAGATATGGCTGAAATTACCGCAGTTCTTAAAGCCGCTTCTGGCAACTCCCAGCGCGGACGTAACGCATACTATGTCGATAACGTAATTGACCTGACTGCAAATAGCATCAACCCTAACGGCGACACTATTCAGGCACTTACTGTTCCGGCAAATACTCTCATCCTTGCTGCTGGTATTCAGGTTGTAGAATCTGCAACTCAGAACACTGGTACAGATGCAACTGCATCACTTGGTTTTACAGGTGGTGACGTTGACGAGTTTGTCGCAACTTTCGACATTGATGGTGCTGCTGACGGTGCTTATGCGCCTCAGATTGCTATCACTGGTTTGACCGCTTCTACTTCAGCCGACGTAATTGACGTTCTGCTTGCAGGTAGTGGTGCATCGTTTACCGCTGGTAAAATCCGTGTGTACGCAATCATGATGGACGTAAGTGACCAAGGTGACATGGCTGCTAACGAAGTGGCCCGTGACCAAGCCTAAGTAACATGGGGGGCGGCAGAAGTCGCCCTCCTAACTTTTAAGGATTTCAGATGGCATATACCTACCTCGACATCACGAATGAAGTGCTTGCACGTTTTAACGAAGTTTCGCTTACGTCAGCTAACTTTGCTAACTCTCGTGGATTTCAGACGCAGTGTAAAAATGCTGTGAACGATGCTATCAATTATATTTTTCAGCGTGAGTTTGGCTGGTCATTTAGCCACGCAGAACAAACTGAAACGCTTGTGGCTGGCACCACACGTTACTCAATCGGTGCTACAATATACAACGTGGATTACGAGACCTTCCGTATTTCAAGGGACGACTCTCTTGGTGTAGCGGGAACAACCCTACGGATCATGGACTATAACCAGTATGTCGATACGCACATCGACCAAGAGAGTACATCAGATGTAGGTGCAGTGCCACTGTATGTATTCCGTACACCAGATAATAACTACGGTCTCTACCCATATCCAGACAAAGCATATACACTCAAGTATGATGCATATGTAAGGCCGACTGCGCTGAGTGCCGCTACAGATGTACCCACCATTCCTGAACAGTTCCGTCAGGTAATTGTGGATGGTGCAACTGCCTACGGTTATCAGTACCGTGGTGAGGCACAGCAGTACGGCATTAACTTTGCCCGATTTGAAGAGGGCATCAAGCATATGCAGAGTTTGTTCATTAACAGGAACTATAGTTACGTACGATCTACGTACATTCCGCGTTCACAACGATACGGTGCTTCGGTATTTCCAACAGGGGGCTAACACATGGCTGACGAATCTGGACTTAGCCCTTTTGTGTTTGCGTGTCAAGGTGGGCTTGTACT